GATATATTACCGCCAACAGTAAGATTTCCAGCTGGGCTACTTACATCAATTATTTTTTCATATTTAGAGCTATTAGTATTAGTTGTTAAAGGCAAAGACCCCGAAGATGTGTGCGCTGCATTTACAATAAATACATCATTTGTTGTTGTATCTTTTACTAAGTCACGTTCTACATATGCAGTGCTTGCAGCCCAATCGCCTTTAAAAGTGCCAAGCTCTTGGGTTACAAGTGCATTTCCTGCACTATTAAAAGCAAGAACTTTATTAATCCTATCAGCAGCAAGCGGTAATGTTAATGTGGCGGCAGTGTCAAAGTCAGCAAGTTTAACACCGCGACTAGCCAAATCTTCTAAATCAGCAGTGATAGCAATCATTCTATCAAGTTCAGTATTTAAAGAACCAATGTTAAATGGGCCAGAAGATGGAAAATCTGTTGTTCGATCTAAATCTATATCGCGCGTAATAACAACTGTTGAGCCACCAGTAGCACCTGTTACAGACATAGTAACAGTACCAGTAGAGCCACTACCTCCACTTACTGTATAATGCGTTGTTATTGTTTTAAGCGTTCCGTCAACATATACATTTAAATCATCATTATCAAAAAATTCAAAAGATACAGTAAATGAAGTTTGCGTAGCGCCTTGGGCTACAGCATACGACACACGCGGATTATTATCAGAAAGGTTAATAGTCATATCTTACCCCTTTTTTATCGGCATAGCTAAGAAGAAATAAACTGACAACGCACAATTACTCAAACGTTCTAGCAAAATCGCCTAATGCATTTTTAATTTCATTCATTCTTTGTTTAATAAACACATTCCAAACTAATGGTATTTGTCTAACAAATTGTTCTGTTCCGTCACCATATTCGCCTCTTGCAAAATCTTGCCCTGTTTTTACAAAACCATATGTATAGTCAGCAGGTGCACCAAATATAGATATAACTCCACCAACTGCATCAGGGTCTTCTTGAAATTTTGGTTGGAATGGCAATGGATTTTCAATATCAAATGCCATACCCATTTCAAGAGAACGATAAAACATATCACTGTAGATTGCAGCTAAACCAGAAAAATCAAAAGCTCTAAGAATTTTATCTTCAATATCCATTTCATTCCACGCCCATTCTGGTGTGCGGAACTTAACAATGTTGTAACCCAAGAACATAGCAACAGCAAAATGTATTGCAGGATTACGCACTGCACCCTGTGCATAGTTAGTTGTTACCTTGTTCAATGCACCAACAGTGTATGTGTAAAAGGTAAATGGAATAGCAAGCATTGGATGCTCAATCTCAGCATATCCTTTTACTCTTTTACTTTCTTTCATGCCAAGTGTTTTAGCAATATGCATAGGAAGATAAGTTTTTCCTGACATTGCCAATGGTTTATCCGCAGGTGTACCCATGATTATACGATTCATAACACCACTTCTTAATGCTGATCTAAATGCATCTAACGCTTGATCGTCAGTCCACGCATCAGTGTTACCAAGAATAAATCCATTTTTTGTTTTTTCAATTGGTTGACTTGCAATACGTTTTGCCATTGCTTGATCAATATTGTATCGGGCAAGAAATTCTTTTTGGAATTTTGTACCGCCACCATTGCCAACTGCTTCGGCTGCCTCAATAATTGTATGCGTTCTAAACATACCATCCATTGATTTTGCCAATGTTGTCATTTGAGCAAGTAAATTAAATTTATAAAAGCCACTATTTATTCTATCAGTTAAGCCGCTTCGAAATGGATCGCTACTAAGGCTTTCCATAAACTTCATTTGATATGATCCTGCAATTACTTCAAAGCCATCACCTGATTTTTGAAGTTCTTTTCTAGCCATAGTAACAGAATTATCATCAGCTAATGATGCCAATCCTTTTGCTATAACTTTCATTTCATGATCTAAAAATATATTAGAAAAATCGGATACAGCAGCAATCCCTGCACCACCAAGATAAGTCCATTGTGCAGCAGTTTGCATCCATTGAGCTATACGACTTGTTACACTGTCTGGTTTAGTCAAAACTCGCCCAACAATACGGTCATATGAACCTATAAACTCTTTGTTAATGCGATTTATATCTGCTTCGTCTATGCCTTCTTTACGCATATCTCTAGTGTTTTGTGCAATCACATCATCAATAGTTGCAGGAGCGCCATTCTCGGTACGAAACTGTCGAGCAAAGGCATACTTGGGAGCTATCTTTTCATTATAGGCAACAAGCACTTGTTTAAGATCAGTAACCATAAACTCTTGTACTTTGCTGTTAGGAATATCTAATTGTTTATGCAACAAATGTTTTGATCGACCTCTTCCAAAATACGCAAACTGTTCTAAACCATCATCATCAACAAGGTCTAGTATTTCATCTGTTGTTCTTTTTGCTCTGCGAAGGGCAGACGCTCGATCATTATCAAGCATTTTCTTAACATATCGTTTTGTTTTGTCATCCCAACCCCAGATAAAAGGTTGTTCCCTATAATGCGTTGTAAGTATTTCCTCGAATGTTTCACGATTGGCTGCAATCTTGCGTCTATCAAAATATCTTGGAAAATAGTTTTCTCGTAAACCTTTCTCAACAGCACTACCATCAAGGTATGCATTTACATTATCAAGGCGATCCCTCATTTCTGCAATATGACTATCTAATTTTTGTATTGCACTTTTTTGCTTTGGAGTAATTGATAAATCATCAAGAATTGTCATAGCATCATTAATATTTCTAACCATATAAGATGCTTCTAACGCAGTACTTAACTTTGACTTATCGTCAATAAGTTGTTGTTTTCGTGCAATTTGAGCGTCAGTTAAACCTTTGGCTTTTTGAGTTTTATTCATAGTTTCAATAAACTCATCAAGCTTTGTTATTTGTGCTTCTAAATAATTTTGGTTTGATTTAATAATATCATCGAAAACATTTTCCATAGAACCAATGCGGCCTTCAATGTTAGCTTGTCGCTTTACTAAAGTGCCAGTGCCGCCAAGCAAACCAACGTCATTAAGCATCTTGTCCCATTCATCGAAGTAAGAACGTAATACTTCAACGGCTCTGCTTTCCGCATCGGTTTGAGGTGTTTTGTTATTTATATAAAGATCAGTTACATGCTGCCCAAAGTCTTGGAATGTTAAACTTTCTTTACCTCTCATTTTTTTAATATGCTCAATTGTATCACTAATCTGCATATCAACTACATTGTAGTTACCACTCGGAGATACTTCACCCCAAATTTCGTGAATCTCATTGTAAACAGAACCCCATTTACCAGAAAGCTCTCCTGCTTCTTGATGAACAGATTTACCAAAAGACTTACTTAACTGGTTTAGTTTAAACATAACGCCACCGTCATTAACTAAACGCATAAATCTTAGCTTAACATCTTTTGTCGCTTTGCTGCTTACACCCATTACAGCTTTTACAGGCGTAGGTAGTGCACGATAAAAGATTGAATTAGTAAACCATTCACCTGTCATAAGAAGGTCTTCGTCATTTACCTCAGGTAAAGCATCAGCCATCTTTACTTCACTTGGTTTTTTTGGCATGGCATCAATGCCATCAGCAAGTTCACGTAAATTATTTATTGATGCAGAATAGGAATCAGCAACTGATTTTGCTTGTGGTTTGCTAATTTTTCTATCAACTAATCTACCAGTACCATAACCAAGAACACTTGCTATGCCTTGAGCAGTTGTTTGACTAATAAGAGCAGTAAGCACAGCTTGATCTGCTTCAGTTTGTCCTTCAAGATTATTAGCTAAATTAAGAATATTAGATGTGCCTTCGAAAAATGCAGCTTCAGCATTAGCAATTCTAAAACCTTTTTTAGCAAGTGACTCATATTGTCGAGCTTTTGTAGCTCCAATAATACTTTTGTTTAAAGCAGTTCTTGTGCCTTTTCTAGCAGCAGCAATAATTCCACCAGTTGTAATAAGTTCTCCTATAAATATAGGATCAGAAGCAATAGTTTTTACAAATCCTGCTTTTTCAAAAATTTCTTGATTACGAGTTTCTTGAAGAACTAATTGACGTACACGTTCTGCTGAACTTTCATTCAATCCATATGTTGATATTCTACGACCTTCAGGACTTTTTGGGTCAATACCATGATCAATTAAATACTGAACTACATTAAAACCTAAGTCACGCTCTGGTAATCCTTGTGCCTCTGCTATCGTACCGCTTATTGGTGCAGAAAAATATTCCTGCATATTAGCAACAAAAGTTTCACCATAAGTAGGTGTTGTTCTAACAATCTTTGGGGTTTTTCTTGGAAAAGATTCAAGTTGAGGAAGCTCTAGAATAGGATCACTCATTTACATACTCCAAAAATTCATCAACATGCTCTGGCAAAATTGCACCAACTTTTACTAATCGATCAAACTCTGCACGATTATCATTTATTCGCTCTGGAAACCTTGAGAATACAAGAGCACGCTCTGCATCAATAGTAGTTTGTGATGGCCCATAAGTTACTTCTGGATCAACAAGCCCAAGCATTTCCCCAAAGGCATCCATCCAACTAGTATTACCATACTGCGCTCCATTAGGATCATTTTGTAATGCTGATCTGTAAAACGTATGGTAAGTTTCTGTAAAAGTATGAGCATCTTCTTTTGTTTTAAAATCAAATGCATCTAAGTTTAATGGTGCGCCATCTCTACCGTACTGTTGCTGTAAACCCATATCTGTTTTTACATACAAAAAATAAATGGCAGGGGCGGTTGGAGATTCTTTTAGTTTTAATTCAAGCTTTGGGAGAAAAGACCTACCATCTATTTCTGCATACATAGGACGATCTTTTATAGTAGATGTAGGCGCAAACTTCATACCTGTTAAAAATGCGCCAACTTCTGCTGCTGTTCGAGCAGTTGTAAGCTCTTTAAATAATCTAACTTGTTCTTCTTTTGGTAGTCTTTCGTAAAGCATTTGAAATGCAGCATTATCCATATTACGCATTTCTTCAGCATTAAGATATTTGGTTCTTGCACCAACAACTTTATCTTCATTTATACGATTGCCAACCACCATGTTATCAGTACCAAAGGTTACATCAATCCATGAGTCCATTGCATTTTTTAAATCTTTAGAAGAGGTTACATCAAAACCAAATGCTAATGCTGCTTCCTGCAATCTTTGTCGTGTAATAGCATCAGCGCCAGAATATGTATCGTTTATCCAAACATCCAACTTTTTATCAATAACTGCTTCAATTGATTTGCGTATATCCCCGCCAAGTTGTTGAGCATTAGAAACTATTTGTGGTAATGCTTCCGCAGGTGTTCGAGCTCTTCCTGCTTCATACATTAAAATAGAAGCACCCAAACGAGCTATGGTTTTTTCATTAAGTTGCACTGTACCTTGCTGATTCCAGATATTTAACTCATCCCCAAATCTTGCAGCACCAGAGCCTAATTGAAATATCTTAAATACATTTTCATTATTTACAGCACCCATCATTGCAGCGCGATTTAAGTAATCTTTTATTGCAGGAACAACAACACCTTTGCTAAAATCACTAGCAATCTGATTGCCTATATCTGTTAGTTTACCACGTTCATTTCTAAGCTCAATTTGATCAAAATCTAAAGCTTGCCCTTCTTGCAGATTAGCTAACTTTCTATAAACTTCATTTTCATAAACTTTAATATCATCTAAATCTGCAACATTGCCTTTTCTTTTAACATTATCAATGCTTGTTTTGCGGTCTAATTCATCCTTAAAAGTATTGTACAATTTAGAATTTAAATCTTTTATTTCATTTATCTGTGTACGTACTTCTGATTTTGCAGCAAATGGTTTTCTTGCTTCATTTAATAACTGAGCAATTTTATATTCTGCACCTTCTTTTGGTAATGAGTTAATTTCTTCTTGAGACATAGATAGCAAAACAGCAAATCTATTTGGTTCTATACCATTATTATTTGTAAGTTGACGTATATTTTCATGAACAAGATTTACTACAGAACGAGCATAAGAAGTTTCTAAATTAGATTCTAACTCATAATAAAGTTTTTCATTCTTTTCAAAAACTAATTTTTTGACAGAAGATTTAGCCTTATTAAGTTGATCAATAGTAATTACATCACCATTATCAGCAATATCTTCTAAGTTTTCTCTTATTAATCTTGCATCACTTTCTTTTGATAACTTAACATTTCCTTTATCTTCTTCTTCAAATTTAGAAAACAAACTGTCTGCTTGGGATAACCACCCATTTATTTTATCATCACTGTGATTATGTACATTAAGCTCTGCAGCTTTTTTTATTTGGTATCGTATTACCGCAGCTTGCGGAAAACCTTTAGCATTTCGCAATTGATCAAGGATTTTTACAAATTGTTGAGCATTTGCTTTTCTTGCTTTAGTTTCATTTGCTTTATTTACCTTACCAGAAATAGAAGCTTGTAATTTTTTAAAATCTTTTTGAACAGAAAAACTTATATCTCCAATAAAATCACTTTCAATTAATTCAAGATATAATTTATCTGCAACATCTGTATTCCCAGAATCCAGAGCAGCTTCAATCTGTGCATTTAAATCAACAAACTGAAGATCAGCGCCCTGAGAAAGCTCAAGCTTTTTATCGTTTTCAGCTTTTAGTTCAGCCTCAAACTCTAATTCAATAACTGTTGCTTGAGGATCAAGCATTGCTTTTGTTTGCTTTAATATCGTTTGCCGTTCTTCAAATGAAAAATTTAAAATTAAATTTTCAACATCCTTTTTTATTTTATTAGATGGTAATTTATTTATTAACTTTGATGTTTCATCATCTTGGGATAAAGCAGCTTCTAAATTATTTAAAAAAATTTTATTATCTAAAGGAAAACGTTTTAAAGTATTTACCAAATTATCTTTAAATGTACTCGAAACTTTATTCAAAACCATATCAGAAATTTTTTCTTTGGCCGTATCTGGTGCTTCATCAATAAGATTACGTCCTGCATCTACAGCTAGACCAACCTCAACAAAAATATTGGCTTCAAAACTTTCCAATGATTGAATTGTCTTAGGCAAAGAAAGATATTCGTTTTCAAATTCTGATTGGATATTTGCTAATGCATCAATATTTGATTGAAAAGAAGATTGTAAATCAGCAAGTTTATCAGGTGCTAAATTATGTATAGTTTTTAAAGTTTCTCTTAAACGAACATCTTCAACTTGAGGAAGCAAAGCTCTATTTATAAACGCTGCTTCTACTATTGCTTTTTGAGATTCGGATAAATTTTTAGCAGAGTTAGAAAGTAAATTAGTAAATGCAGCAGCTTTACCATAATCAGCAACTTTTAGATTTTTTTCAAACTGAATACGATCTTGAGTTAAAGCATATTCTTGTTGAGCAGCAGAAATAACAGCTTGTGCTTTTTCTCCTAAATTAATAATAGCTTCGGGTGTAACTGCAAAAGCAACGGAATTATTGTATGCCTCAACTGCTTTAAATCTATTATATTTTGCATCATTTTCAGCATCTGCTTTTGCTTTTTTTGCGGATGCTATTTGTAATTTGCCTTGAGTTTCAAGCATAACAGATTGACCAGTATTAGAAATAAACTCGTTAAATCTACCACCAGAAGCTTTATCCATTGCCGCAAGATAAGAACTCATTTGGTCAGTATACTCATTTATTTTAAATGGGTATTTTATAGCAAATTCATTAGATTTATTCTGAATTTCTTCAGCCATAGATTCATTAAATCTACGTTCAATAACTGTTTGATATGCTGATGCAGCAATAGTACCAAAGTTTTCTGGAACTTTTAAAGCTTTTGGATTACCCTCGGCATCAAACTCAATTAAGTTTTGACGATTAATTTCTTTTGCAGCATTAGTACCACGTCTTTCAGCTTCTGCTTGAAGTTGAGGTAGTGCACTCCTTACAAGGTTTTGACCTGCTTGAGCCATACTTTGATACGCTCTTGCTGCACCAGTATCTGTATTAATTACTCCGATTCGTTTTATGCCTACCTGTCTTTGTTGTCTTACAATAGCCATGATGAATCCTATTTAATTGCCATATATTGAAATGCAGCCGAACCAACAGTTCCTAAAGCATTAAAGAATGATGCCTTACGTGCATTTTTACCTCGTTCTATTTCTATTGAGCTTGCAAGCGTTGCTTGCCCACTTTGCAAAGTTTTCATGCCTGAGATTGTAGAAACATCTTTAAGCAAAATTTTTCTTTGACTTGCTCTAAATGCTTCTTGCGCACTTTCCATACCACCTAGAAACATGGCATTTGATTCTGCCATTGCATAATTATAGCTTGCAAAACGATTTGCCATTTGCTCATCAGCTTGCGCTTCACCAAGAATCTTTTCAATTTGCATTTGTTTTGCTTGGCGCTGTGCATCTTGCTCTGCAGCTTTACCAGCTTTTCTTTGACCGATAAACGAAGAAGCAGTTCCAACCGCAGCTAAAAAAAGAGGAAGACCCATTAGAATATTAACTCCGCTACTAACCCATTGACTTGCAAATCAAGAGGTGCATTTTGTGTAATTGTTATTTGAGGATCACGATTATACCCAAGCAATCTAAATTCTTTTTTGCCAGTAAACGCAGACTGTTGCAAAGACAAATCGTCAGTAACATTTCTTATTACAAGAGCCGTTCCATTTACACTACATGACAGGGTGCTATTCAAATCAACAATAACACTCCCTAAACCTCTTGGTATACCAGTTATAGGACCATTACCTAAAGAAGCATCAATAGGATTTGTCTTTAACTCAATATCAAACTTATATCCTATCTCAACACTTGTTAGTGTATTGTCTACTGCAGAAACATTAATGTTTCCACTTGCTACTGTAAATTGACCCACATAATTATTTCCGTCAATAACATGCAAAACTGCACCATTATTAAAATCACCAGATACATCAAACACACCTGCAGTTCCACTGTAAGTTTTTGCCATGTCAGTATTAAAAGAATTATTAAATTCACATAAAACTATCTTTGTTGTCCCATCACCTAAATCATACTCAACATTAGCAAAGACACGATCATCAATAGTTATTGTAGAATGAAACTTTCCATTTGTAGTAAACTCAACCCAACCTGCTCTTTGTTCCGCTCTATTAGAATTAAATACTGCAATCGTTCCGTCATTGTTTAATATAAATACATAACTTTCAGATCGTGATAGCGCACCATATAATGTATTCATTTCAATTGGTGTTTTAATTAAATGTGAAGAAACAGTTGAAATAGGCGTGGAAACATACGCTGCTTCTGCATCACTAAAGATATATTCTCTTACAATAGCACCACCTTTTTGAACAAACAATGTTGCACCATCAATAGCTTGAGGACGTTGAAAACCTGATCCATATGGAGTTTGTCTTTTTAGATTTGCTGTTAGTGGTGTAATAGGTCTGTTTTGAAATGCAGGTACAAAAAACTCTGCTGATGCAGAAAATACTTGTAAGTCACGATTAGAAACTAAATGCCTTATTTGTTGTATTTCACCAACAGATGCAGTGATATGTATAGCCTGATCATCTAGTGCTTCACCTAAATCAAAGTTATAAAAATGTCCAGATTTGCTAAACCATATTGAGTCGGGTTGTGCTAAAGAACCGCCAAACACTAATCTATTTTCATGAAAAGTAACAGCAGCAGGATAACCCCGAAAGGCTGAATATGATTGTTCATCCCATGCTGTAGTCGGTGCATGGGTTGTTAGTGTAGGTGTTCCTCCACCACTTTCCGATGCATTTGCTGAACCACCTGCAGTAAAAGTAAATGTATCATCATCAATTACTTTTGTAACTGTTCTACTGCCATTAAGATTGCTTACAGAAATACTACCTACGCTATCAGAAATAGCCATAGTAAATGCATCACCTTCTGACATACCATGATTAACAAAGGTTACCTCTACTTTATTTGATCCGTTATCTGTTTTTAATGAATTAGGTAATAAAGTTATTGTAAGCTCATCAAGAATATCACCAGTTGCTACAGTAGAGCTTTGTATATCTGTAATTTCTATTTCATTTTTATTGTATCGAACAGTTGATCCTATTTGTGGAGGCTGTTGGACCTTGTTTATTTTTCCTGTTTTTGTACCATCTCCAACACCCGTTGCTTTAAATACCTGCCCAACTGCATTTGAATGAGCGCCTACAGTAGTAAAGTCAGAAGTTCCTATAGTTTTTACAATGTACCAGTTATTAACAACCATAGAACCATCTGCAACATCTTCTGTAACAAGAGTACCAGTATTCCAATAAGCAGAACTTGTAGTAAGTGTAACTCCATTGCCACTAGAAGCTGATGGATCAAGAGTTATTCCTGCAGTTTGAAAAGAAAAATAAGGTTGATAAATCTTTGTTGCTGAAGAGTTTTGATCAAACAAAAACGACTCAACTTGAAATGTTGTTAAACCAGTTCGAACTAATTGTTGTGTCGAAAACGTTTGATGCGCAATAAACATAACATCACCTGCTTGAGCATAAGTATATTCGTGAAGATATACATCATCAAAAAGTAATGTAGCTGAATTTATATCTTGAGTTATTGTTTGTATTAAAGAAACAACGCCTGTTGTTGGGCTTATTTGAAATATACGTATTTTTTGATGCTCTAATGAAATAATATATTGTTCATCATCAGAGAATATAAAAGGCAGCAGCCTACTCTGTTGTCTTTTAGCAGTGTCAACAGTTATATCAAACTGATATATGTTTTCTAAACCTGAACGTTTAACAACGCCACCTTCTGATCGTAGAAAAAAGTTTGTTACTTTTTGAGCAGATTGATTATAAATCTGTGTGTCAGTTCTTGAGTATAACGATGGGCTAACTTCACCAAAGCGAAAGTTTGTAAACGGAACTCTTACTTTCTGCATTATGTTCGCCTATTAGCTATAAACCTATTCGTTGTAAGTTTACGAGTAGTTTGTTGTTGGCTATCAAGTGATCGCGCTTTTATCATAGCTTGAGAAGCTTGTTGACTCATAAGCTGTGCTAATGCTTGATCTCTTGCAAGACCCGCAGCAAATACAACAGCTAGTTCATATTCTACTGCAACTGTAAAATATGAAGGCCAATCCTGTTCACTTGCTCTATATGTAAAATCTAATACTAATTCATCTGTTGATGCTGAGTTAGAATAAATCTTATCACCATAAGTTTGATATTCGATTGGATAGTCATTAACTGTCACCGCATGTGACATTAGCCAACCACTAGGAATTTGATATGCAGCATCAAATCTTCCTGTTGGGACATCCGTTAATCTGTTTAATACCGCTTGGTTAGTAGCAAATCTCCACCTGCAATTAACAAGTGCAGCCCTAGCAATATCTTCATACATATTTGAGGCAATCAATGCTTCATTATTACCATCATCAAATGAAGTAATTGGATCAGCCCCTATGAGAATTAAAGCTCTACTGCAAACATCTATTTCTGATCTTGCGGGTGTACTCGAAACTGCCATATAAAATCCTCAAAAAAAGGGTGGGGCCGAAGCCCCATCCAATTAATCGCTATCAGTTGCTGTAACTGTTAGCCCATCTACAACGTCAACTGCAGATGCAGTTACACTATTTGCATATGTAATTGTTACAGCTGGTGTACCACCTGTTGATGTTACTGCAATAATAACATCATTGCCGTTAAACATATTTGCTGAGTCACTAAAATAACCCGCAGTGTTTACTGTCGCAATAGTATCAGTAGTTGTGTAATGCCACAATGTAACACCAGAACCACCCGCTAAACGAGTTAGACTTGTTGCACTATAAGCCATGATCTACACTCCTTAGTTATTATCTAGCAGTTCGTATACACCGTTGTCATCAATAACAACTGAACCCATTGACATCATTGATGTTGTTAGGTGTGATACTTTTTCTGCTACATAGTTGACTTCAGTTTGAACATCAGAGTTCACACCAATACCTACCGCACGCATATGGTAACAAAAGTTTTTGCCACCTGATACAGCAGACGTTGAAAAAATCTTAAAACCTAAAAACTCTTTCATTGTCATACCACCTGCAAACGGTAGATTTTGTGGCCCAACAAAGTCTGATGATGCAAACTCATTAATGTTGAACAAATCTGCAAAACCTGCAGGAGACATTGCTATATAGCGTTGCCCATCTTCGGGAATGTTAGCTGACCCAAAGGTTTCAAATGCAGATAACAAATCTGCTTTTTCAACGGCAGACGATGTATCGTGTAACTGAGTTGAGTTAGCACCCGCATCTAATGCGGTAGTAATAATCTCATCAGTCTTACGACCCAAAGCAGCAGCAGCAGATTCAGCAACAGCCTGACGTTCATTAATGTTTGTCTTAATTTCGTCAAGTTTGTCGATATACTCAGCCGCATAGTAATCAGCCATTGTTACTTCCACATTAGTATGTGTTAGCTCCATTGGAGTTACATTACCGTTTCGTGATTTTGTTGACGCTGTTCCAGTACCAATTTTCTGGAATCGCGCAACATTACCTGACACATTCGTAGAACGAATAGTGTTTCGCAATTTAGAACCCATGCGCTGATAAGCAAGATGCACATCGGTTTCAAACTGCTTGATAAAGGCTTGATCTATTGTATTAGCCATTTTTACAGTTCCTTTATTAAGTTACGAGCATCTCGGGTATCCGCTCCGCATCATCAACAAAGGTATCCTTTCGGGCTTCTCAGTGCATTACGGGCCTTGATGTTTCATGTGAAACATAATTTTTTACAGAATTGCAACGCACAAATTCAACATACGTAATATTTTTATGCTCTGACATACCAACTGCTTTAAATCCTAACCATGCTGCCCATTGTAACATGTCACCATATTTTGCTGAAATAGTCATAGTTAACATTGGATGCATTTGATCAAAAAAATTAACAAGTGATTTTGAGCCTCGAACTAATCCTTTATAGTTATTTTTTAAATTCGTAGTAAATAACGCAAACATTTGTGGTGTTTCATCATCATGAACTAAGCCGCAAACTAAAAGAATTACCCCTCTCTTATCTTTAACAATATAAGCTTCACTTGTATCAACAACATTTTGCAAAGCTTCAGTAATGCTTTTATAACCTAAATTGTAAAGTTCTATAAGAGTTTCATGATGAATTACTTTAAGAAACTCTTGTATATGATGTTCACGAAAGGGCGTCATATAAAACGCCCCTTGTGATAATATTTTAATTTCTTCCTGCATAAAGCCGTTTCCAACCCTCATCAATCATCTTTACATAGTTTTGATCTCTTTGATTGTGGCTGCTATATTTTGGGTCTTTCATCATTTCAGTAAGTTCTACCTCACTTAGATTAGAAGCAATATTAGCTTGCTCGGAAACACTTGGGTCTTGCATTTGAGACATAATAGCTTCAAGCGCAATAATTCCATCTGCACCCTCACACATTCGTTCAATAGCAGGAAGCGCGTCTTCGGGAAAAAACTTGTTAGCAAATAATGATGCGGCTTCTATTCTAGCCTCTGCATTATCACCAAGAAGTTTTGCTTGTGCTTCAAGGTTAGGCTCTGGACCCATTCCATTCATATACATTTCAAGTCCTTTTTGAAACTCTTCATGTGTATATCCATTCTTGTGGCAATGTTCTGCCCATTCTTGCAACATTGAGTTATCAGCCGCTTCTTCTGGATCAACAAAGTCAGGCAACTCATAACTACCTGCATCTTCTGGTACACCTTCTGATGCTTGTTGTTGCAACTCCTCCATTACCCGATTACGAACATCTTCTTCTTTTTCACCAAGTTTGGAAGATAATGCTGAGTATGCTTTGCTTAAATCTTCTGGTGTATTAAATTTTTCTGGCAACCACTCAGGTCGATCATCAATTGTTTCACTAACTGGTGTTTCAGTAACTGGGGCTTCTACTGTTTCAGCTTCTTGTTCCATCTTTTTTTACCTTATGCACATGATTAATTCTATTTTCTATCAATCCAACAATGTATCTCTGGCCTTCCATGTGACGCAATTCTTCTGTCGTAACATTTGGGCCATTAACCATTTCAATAGTGATTGACCTTAGATAACGCAATACTGCTTGACCTGTTATAGAATTAAACAGTGTTGCTATATTTTCACTAATCTCACGATCTTTTTCTTGTGGACGGTTAATACCATCAATACCCACATTAATTTTTTGACTCAAGCATTACTCCATTGGTTGTTGTGCTTGTGTCTCAACTTGCTGCATTTGCTGCATTAATGCAACTATTTCTTTTCTTTCCTCTTCATCACGAATCAAAGAGTCGGGAACCCCAAACTTTTTAGCAAGATATGCAGCAGTCATTTCAGAGTTAATTAATATTTGCATTGCTTCTGGACCAAAAGCAGACTGAGCCAGTTCTAGAAATCGAGATACAGAAGAAATATCTTGATTAGCCTGTGCCTGTGCTAACGGAGAAACAGATTTAATTTTGACTTCACGACCATTAATTGTTGGTACTTCAATGCGCCCTTGTTTTTTAAGAATGTAAATTACACGTTGCAATACTGGTTGAACTAATTCAATCTGTAATCTGCCAAAGGCTGACCCAATACGTCTGGAAAGATCAGCCATTCTTTCTGCAACCTCTGTTGCTGAAGCAGGTGTTCTATTTGGGTCCCCTAGCATTTCACTATAAAGATTTTTCTTAATAGCTGTTTGAGCACGATCAATTTGCAATTGAGCAACATCAAAGCGACCTGCGGCTTGTATAGGCTGCAAACCTGCTGATCCCATAGCTTTTGGTATTATAGTTCCGGGAACTAAATTTATTGTATCAACATTTACAACACCATCATCTTCCATTTGATAAATGCCAGAGATTGCCATTTGAGCATTTTCAAGAATCATTTCAACAGTAAGGTTTACTGTTTTAATATCAGACAATGCATTAAATAATGGTCCTCGACCATATACTTCACCTGCACACTTAGACCATCTAAAACAAATAAAAGGGTTTGAACCTACGCCTTTCATTTCACGTTTCATTAAAACAGATTTAGTTGTCATACAAATGGCATAATGAATAAATGCTTCTTCATTTAACTGACTATAATCACGGCAAACAACCTCAAGAACAGTAGTTGTTTGATCTCCTTGGTTAGACATTAACCCAATAATTTGTTCATTAAATGTGCCTTTAGGGTATAAAATTTGCAACTGATCATATCTTATATTTTTACGCTCACGAAACACATGATCAATTCTATCATCAGGTCCAGTATCTAAAATTACATGAGGCAAAGGAATTGCTGAAAATCTAATAGGGTTTACAGAGTCGCCTTCTTCGCAAACTAAAACACCAGTACCAACGGCTAAATCCATAAAGGATTCGTGAACTTCTTGAGAAAAATTAGAGTTCTGAAGAACCTCAAATACATAATCGGTTACTTCATCAAGGTCATTGTTTACTGAATCTCTTTCTGTTTTAGGAACTTCAGAGCCAGCAGTTAAATCAGCCCACCTTGCAAAGTTAGGAACTAAACCAGACTGAAGCCGACTTGCAAACTCTTGAACAGCAACAACAGCAGTAGAATCAAAAATTTTATCATCACGTCTTTGCCCAGATACTTCATAATAAAATGATTCCCTTTGAGGTAAAGCATATTCATAACACTCTTCAAAAACATCAACAAAATTTGTACGTTTTGACTTTGACCGTTCATAACGACTAAGATAATTTTTTGCAATTGGATCAGTTATCATTATGTAAACCTGCTATAAAAACCCATGCCACCTGCTACAGAAGATAATAAACTTCTACGACCACGACCCGCTCGTCTTGTTCTTCTACGTTTTGCAGCATCAGATGGTTCATCACTCATTGTTTTTAAAAGAGAACGCTCTCTTTCTTTCTGACGAATTTCTTGTCTGCGTTGACGTTCAGCAATCTGCGCTTCATTTGCTTTGCGCTGACGCTCTGTTTCTAATTGTTTTTGACGTTCTTTTTCTAAATCTTTTTCTGCTTGTACCTTTGCTAATGAAGCATCAACAAACATTTCTTTTTGTTGTTCGTCAATTGACTTTGCAGGTTTTTCGGCCTGTTCTTCTATTTCAGAAATACGTTTTTTATCTTCTTGTATTTCTTCAGAAAGAGTTGGAGCTTTATCAACAACAGTTGCTGCTTCACTTGTTGGCTTTGTTTCTTCAACTTTTGGTTCTTCAGCTTTAGGCTCTTCAACAGGAGCAGCCTTTTTCCTTTTTCTGAAACACATAATAATCTCCTAAGTTATTTTCCCAAAAGCAGAGAAAAGAAAAAAATGCAACGCACAATTTACATTCTAGCCCACAAACCTTGTCTTTTTTGTTTTGTGTTCTGTTTTTTAAATACATCAAAGTTACGACTTGCTACAATAGTACGCGCAGGTTTTTGACTATTTAACAACGCTCTTCCTTCACCTGCGCCTAACATCATGTACTGTAGAGCATCATGAATATGAGAATACATATTTTTATCAGGTTTATCTGCGTATCGTTCACCACTAACTTCCATACGTTTATATTGATAACCACCTTCGAAACCTTTTATCAACTGTTGACACCGCCTATCAATTAAAAACGCAGGCTTGCCTTCAACCATCTTTCCAAGTTGGGAGGAAACGGATTCAAGTCGAAGATCAACGGAGTTACTCGGAGCAGGGTAAGCCCGTAAGCCCGCGCCACGCAGAATATGAAAAGGTGTAGATTCATCAGTCTGCGCTCTAAAGTCGCCAGAAGGGTCGCCATAAATATATACATCAGAACATTGAGAAAATCGGGTAGATATTTCCTCACGAAGAACTTCTGCAAAACGTACGATTCCCATATCAAAAGCTACAACTTCTGACTGAACTAACCAACGCCCTCGAATTTTTTGACCTAATGTTGCTGCTGGCGTTAATCCAAAATCTAAGCCAATATACAATGGAGCATTAGCTGCTACTGCAATTTCTTCTTTAGAAATATGAACATCAGATGCAAACATGGGATAAATAGGTTTTCCATCTTGGATTGTTCCAAGCCTGTTCATAACATAGACATCGATCCAACTTTTTGTTTTACCGCGTAACAAATTATAATAATAATTCTGCATCATATGCTTTTTGTTTTCAGCAGTTTTATTTGATTCGTAGTCTTTTACTTCTCCATCTTCATCACGTACTTCTAACATAGCAGGTGGTTGCGTAAAAAATTGCCAATTGTCAGGTTTAACTAACATGTTAGCTTGTTCTCTAGGAATATGGTCTGGCACTGGAACTTCACCAGACATTATAGGCCACCAGTGATCTTCTTCTGGCGCGTTAGTATCTGCAATAACCCCTGTCCAACTTGGACCCCCATCTTTCATACTTGGGAAACGACCAACACGCATAGTACATGCATCGATAATACTCTTTGGTATCTCCCTTGCCTCGTTTATCCAGATGCCTGTTAACTCAAGGGACAATAATTTTTTAACATCTTCTGGACGATCAAGGGCAAGGAAGATTACTTCAAGATCGATGTCACCCTTTTTAATATTGTGAGTGTAGGGGACTGACCATGTGAACTTTCCCCAGTTGGACTCTGGGAACCAGTCAAGCCATGTTTTAATAGTTGTAGTTCGTAACTGTGGGTTTGTGTTTCGGATAATAGCCCATCTAGACTTTCTAAGGCCGTCTGGCCCTTTCTTTTGTTGTAACGCTCTACGAAATACCTCGACACAACAGCCAACACTTTTGCCACTACCAACTGGCCCCCTTATCCCACGAAAAAAAGTATTATCCTTCATAAAGGATTTTAGCACTTCACCGTCAGGCTTGTACTTAAAATCAATCATCTTAGACCTTTATCTACCAATACCTTCATAGATTTTTCCACAACCTCAGGTCCATACCAATCAATAATCTGATCAACCATTGCATTAGTAACAAAAGATGAACCATGCTTTTCTGGAAAATATTTAAAATGTATTTTTCTAACAGCTTCTCTCAAAGCATTTAAATCTTCTTGCTTTAGCGCATTAACAAAACTCACTGTTCCCAAGCCTCGTTTATATCTGGTGTAGAAGGATCATCAGCCTTTAGCCTACCCTTAGAATCCCTAGCACGTTTCTTTTTCTTAGGCTTTTCAAGTATTTTGCTTAAAGGTTGACCTACAACCCATACAAGTCTTCGAGACTCAGAAGTTCTTGTCTTGCCTGTGTATGTAGTTCCAGCAAGCTCATGAGTTTCTCCATCATAATCTTCACCAGAATTTGCTATTATCCATCCCATTGTTATGTCCTATGGTCTACTTTTTTCAAATTCTTTTATTTTATTTAAATGATTAAGCAATGTAGTTCTTTGCTTAACAAGATCAGAAGAAGATGGTTTTCCTTTTAATTTAGCAATACCTCTTCTTAATAAAATTTTTGCATCAGAAAACATAGAAGTCGAATCGGGCTGTCTTTTCTTTTGTTGCGCTTTTGAAAGATTAGGGTCAGGCTTAAACTTATATTGCAAAACTTCACTGCTTGTAAGTTTCATATTTGATAAGTCTTGATTTATTTGCTTTATCAAACTTTGTGCTTTTCTTTTAAACGGTGCTGTCTCTTTACTCATGATCTGTATCTCCTTACTTTCCTAGCAATCTTTTTCGGTTGAGCCACAAACTGCCTACCCTTTGCCTTACCCTTTCGTTTGGCTCTGGTTGTAGCGCGATACTCAGCATCACTAAGAGCAGCAATAGCCTTGCTAGGAAGGTAGCGTTCACCAGTTTCACTAGACTTCTTACCAGATTTAGTTCTCCATTTCTGCTTGCCCCAGTTAAGCAAAGAACGCTGCGGTGCTCTCACGATCTGTATCCTCCACCGCGTTTCTTATATTCTTTGGCTAATAACTGCGCCTTTCGAGCCGACCACTGCCCTGCCGCAGTACCATGAGTAGCCTTTGCTTTTATCCTACGAAATAAACTAGCACGCATCTTAGGCTTAGTATAATTACCTGCTGCATTAACCGCCATTATGTACCAACTTTTTTCTTAGCTAATTTATGAGCTTCACCAAAAGTAGAGCCTTTTAACATTGCAGTTCTCATTACCTTCATATGCTTAGAAGTATGATGTTCACTATGACGCTTCATAGTTTGCTCCTGACGTTTAGTCAGTTTAAGTAAACTCTTTTTCTTCTTAGCCATTTTAATAAGAACTACCAGACTTAGCTTTCACTATCTTTCTTTTCAAAGAAGATGGTAACGTTTTCTGCTTTGACGAAAGTAACGTCTTTTTCTTTTTCTTAGGTCTTCCAACCTTATCACCGTATGTTCCTTTACCCATTGGCATCATGCTGTCCTTTTCTTCTTAGCTTTGTTTCTTCTGCTTATTGCTCTTGCTTTCGCCCTTGCGTCTACTTTGCTGCTTGCTCCCCACGCCCTTAGACTTAGAAGTAACCGTGTTGGCTTTCCCTTCTCGTCCTTTTCTGGACCCTTTGCGTTGCCCATCCTTGCTAGAAAGCTTGCTCTTCTTGGATTGTCCCCCGACTTTACTGGGGGCTTTAGATTTGACCCCTGCGCTTTTGCGCTGCGCCGACCCTCCTCGTTTAAACCACCTTCGGGATTCTGACCCGCTTTCCTCTGCCATGAAGGAGTCTTGAACCTTGCCATACCAAAATCTCTTTAGCCAATTAAACATATATCGACCCCTACACTAAAAAAATATTTTTAACCACGCACAAATTGTTTTTAAGAAAAATGAGAGTGGTAGACTACTAGCAACATAATGTATTGCAGTTTTTGCCCCCCCGTACTAACCCAGATCAATGCTGACCTTGATGTCCCCAGCAACTTGTACCTGAGATCGATCTATTGGTTTGAACCCTGCTCTATCAAGAATGTCTTTGCTCGCCTCTAGCTGTACATGCTCAGACCGAGCACCAGTGGCAAGCTTCAATACCTTCGCAGCTGCAACCGTAGCGTTCATACCTAACTGCTCCCCAACACGTTGCATCATATACTGTTGCACATGTGGTTGAGCTAAAGCCTTGGATGCGCTTACCCTTCCTGATTCACCTATAGCATACCCTGCTTGTTCTGCTGCGGCTCTTACTGAACACCCAGTTGCTACAAGCGTATCCACCAGAGCTAGTTGTTTAGGCGTTAGTTTTCTACTTTCTATGTTCATTATAGACCCGAGTTACATGTACCTTTATAAACATGGAGTAAAGTGCTTTCCGTCTGGATAACCCCCCCTATGATCCCCCCCAACATGCTCGTTTTGTCAACAGTGTGTCAAGTCATTACCGTACGTCATTACACAAGTTACGTGGCGTCACTCATACCTTGAGCATGTTGACAGGGGGTGGGCCATTTCGCGCGTTTATTGTGCTTCGCTCTCTTTTTTGCGCGAAACCGCGCTACTCATGAATCGAGCCACAAGGGTGTCTCGACCCGAAGGGTGAGTATCGACTTGTCCTGAGGTCTTTAGCGCAAGACCTCATACTCCAAACTTATGAAGGAATGAGTTTGCTTGAGGCAAACGAGTATACCACCCCCCTTGAGGGGGGTATTTGACCTGTTCGGGAGTAGCAGGTCAATGGCGTTGTGAAGCAACGGCAAGTGTCCAACAAGTACAATGACGGCTTTCATACACTTTAGCGTTCCGAGCGCCATAACGCTCGGGTTTGAATGAACCTTCCGTAATTGTTCTTGATGGTCACCGCCATAGTTTATTGCTATTGCAGTTTACTTGAGCGCAGCCTTGCTGCGCGTATGGCTCTTGCTCGACGCTTCTGGACGCAATTGTCCTGCCACTCCCTCGGCAGGTTCAAATTAATTTAGATAATGGCTAATATAGGAGATACAAAATGGCAAATTCTAAAGTTGATACTAAAGCTCTTGACGAAGTTAATGGCGTTGAGGCAACAATAACATCCGATAACGTAGGTGGCACAGCTATATTTGATATGGCAACCGAAGCAGTAGAGCTTTTGGTAACTGCATTTGGAACAAATGACAGGACAGCAAAGGCTCTTGCTCGACAGTTATGTTCAGCTACCTACTTTCTGCTTAATGGCTCGGATAATTATAACGGCATTCGTTTTTATGTAATGCAAGAGCAGACGAAAGTTATTGAGGCTGAAGACGCAGTTGAGAAACACGTAGCGAACGCGGGAGCTATTCTTGACGCGGCAGCCGAACGCCTCGAAGTCAGACAGACTGAAGAGGCAGACATGCAAGCCTTACACAATATTTGTTGTGAGGTCTTCAAGACTGAAACAGGCGAAGCTTGGCAGCCTTATTCCGCAGGAAGAAAGGCAGTCAAGAAACCGATAAGCAGAGCTGAACGCTTAGCGAATAAAGGTATTAAGATAGTCAAATAGACTACCGACACCTTTAAGAAAAAGGAGGGAGGCTGAAAGGCCTCCCAAAAAATTTTTCGCTCGCTTCGCTCGCTTACTGGGTTAAAGAACAACGGCTGTTGCCAGGCACTTTGTGACTGGCGGACACAGCCTTATACTCTTGTTCGAGTAAACGAAGTGTAAACGAGAAACAGAGAACTATTGTGACTTGGTAAACGAAGTGCACTCAAGGAACCAACGCCAAGCCGCGAGGTGGGCTTCATACTGTGTGTGTGCAGCAGCTTTTTTGCACACAAATAGTTCATCAATCTCATTCTTATACTGACAATAGATAATAATTTTCTTTACAATAATTGTTGTACAGTATAGGTTTAACTTGTGCATATGTGCACCAACAACAAGCAAGGAGGAAGTAATGCTTGATTATCTAACGCCAAACCAGTTGGCTAATTACTGGGAATTTGATGTTGAAATGCAACCAGTGTTCGATCAACATGGTGAAGAGATCAAAGGCTCTCAACATGTAGTTCGTACTGATACCAATCAATCATTGGGTGTGCATGGATCACGTTATAAAATGGTTCGTCACGATGATGTTGTAAATTCTATTTTAGATAGTGTTTCATCAGCCAATCTATCTGATGATTATAAATGTAATGTAAAGGTACTTGAAGATGGTCGTAAACTCAGAGGTGAAATACTATTTAATGATTTGGTTGTTGAGCCTACAGTTGGTGACTATGTTAAATTCAAAGTTGATTTTTTCAACAGCTATGATGGATCATGGTCATTCTCACAAGCAGCTAGTGGTCTTAGACTATGGTGCTTGAACGGCTGCACCACACCAGATGTAGTTGCTCGTACTCGTTACAAGCATACTACATCGATCAATGTCGAAGGCAGTGCAGCAAAGATTACTAACGGTCTTCATCATTTCATGTCACAAAAAGAACGGTGGCAAAGCTACATGCAAACAACAGTTACTACACCAATGGCTGAAAAGTTCTTCAAGAACACAATAGCAAAAGCATTCACCCGACAAACACAAGTTACAAAAACAAATGAAAGGCAACTTGAAAAGTTGCTTGAGATTTGGGGTAATGAATGTCGAGAGCTTGGGCGTAACAAGTGGGCGCTGTACAATTGCCTTACTTACTGGGCAACTCACACTCAGGAGTTACGCTCACCGCATACTGCAAGATATAACAGAGAAGCAGCTATTGCATCAGCAATGCGTAGTAAACACTGGGAGTTCTATGATGATCACAGTTCAAGTTAAAAATATTGAGTCACTATTACAGTGGCTCAAAACTTGTCCACATGATTATGCTATATCATCAATGCAAGGTGGGTTTGTTCATGTAAAGTTTTTTATTTCAATGGAGGAATTAGTGGAGCAACAAAATGCCAATGACTAAGAAAGACTATGAATTCATAGCAGATGAGATAGCGCCAATGATGCATTGGCCTACTCACATTGAAGAGCTTGCTGATAAACTGCAAGCACTTAATTCTAAATTTGATAAAGATAAGTTTGTTGCTCGCGCTATTGAAGCATGGGAAGAAAACTATCAAGAATGTAGAATGGAGCAGATCGATGACAACATCCCCTATTAATCATGCAATGGCAATGGAGATAATGCTGAGCAAAATCTTTGATGATGTCTTTTATAAAACAAAACATAAAGCCCTTGCTTTCTGTGAAAGTTGTGATGGTGATGGTGAGGTTGAGGTAAATGTACCTCGCCCTCATAATTTCAATCGGGATATTGGTGTCGTTGATGTGAAGAAAGTTGAGTGCTCAGAATGTGGTGGGCTTGGTATAATCACAACTGAGGTTGACCAAATAGATTTTTAACTGCATACATGCAGTATGAAATCTTATTTACAGTATCTAAAAGATGAAGCGGTCAAGCGTGATGTTAATTTATTAAAAGCATTTCGCTTGGCTGAGATTCCAACGTCAACATATTATCGAACAATAGGAATGAAAACAGAACTTAGATATTTAACTGCAAGCAAAGTTTTAAACGCTATTCATGAGCAAGAACGTAGACAACAAGCAGCTACGATTGCCAAGCAACTACGATCTGATAATAAAAATGTTAGTAGAAGCAAGGCACGAAACGGGATTAAGCCAATCTCAATTGGCTGATGTCATTGGCTGTACCGAATCGTTGGTTCACAAATGGGAACAACATAAACGCATCCCATCAGGTTTCTTATTCATGTGTTGGTTGGATGCTTTGGGTTACGATGTCGAAGTCAAAAAAAGGTAAGAGATATATAACTTGTATTGCTTGCGATATAAAAACCGAATGGTTCGTTGCAATACTTAAAAACAATCATGCAAGAACAATGAATAAACATTGGTATGTATGTTTGAATTGTTATGAGGAAGACAGATGGCAAATCAAAACAAGAACAAAGGAACCTATCACGAAAAGTGGTTTGTCGAATGGCTCAATAAAATCAAAGCGCCAATCAAAGCGAAAAGGCAACCCCTCTCGGGCAGCTTGGGAGGAGAGTATGCAGGGGATATTAAACTCGAAATCAACGGACAAGAATTAATAGGTGAAGTAAAGTACAGAGATAAATCTAACTTCCCAAGTCCATTCGCAGTATTAGAAGGCAGAGACATTGCCTTTTATAAAAGACGGAGAGGAACTCCGCAAACGCTTGTCATAATGACAGGAGATAAATTTCAACAACTATTAGAGGAAGCTAATGGAAAACTCACTGACTGCAAGGTTTGAAAAATTTCATACCGACAACCCAAAAGTATATGAACTGTTTAAAAAGTTTACGTTCATGGCAATACGCAAAGGACACAATAGATTGTCTGCATGGATGATTGCAAATAGAATCCGTTGGGAAACTTCAATCGAAACATTCAGCGATGATGATTACAAAATAAGTAATGATTACATTGCTTTGTATTCAAGAAAGTTTATGGAAGAATTTCCACAATACGATGGATTCTTTCGTACCAAACCAATGCGGAGGGCGTAATGAAAGAAAATGATGACTGTTGTATAGATGATAGAGTTTGTATGCATTACATTATAGATCAATTGGAAGAAATAATTAATGATTGTAACCCAGATAAAGGAACTGCAAAAGCTCTTCAAAAGGTTCATAAAAGTTTATATCACTTAAAAGAAAGCATGATTTACAATTTAGGTGTAAATTCGAGGTTAAGACAATTATGAAATCAGTAAGCAAGTCTGCATCAAATGATGTGTGGTCTGCAAGTTTAAATCGCAAATCACATCCAGTATTAAAAAAAGAATTTGGTTCTAATACATCATGGCAACCAGATGCATATAAAATAAATGCTGATCGTATACGAAACAAGGAACCTGTTGGTGAGAACTGGTTATGGGGTCGTGGTGCTGCATCACTGGTACACTTTGGGTATCTTACTGAAGCAGAGCTTGAACCACACCGACAAGCATATCTTGATGCAATTACTATGTATGGTGACTCTCAAAAATTACATGATGAACTTGTCAAAAAATACAAAGATGCAATGGATATTCTAAAAAATTAGACTTGATAAAGCTGCACATAAGCAGTAGTATCAAACAATAATAATGGAGGAAGTAATGAACCGAAAAGGTTTTATCGGGGGCAGTGATTGTGTCCAGATTATGCAAGGCAATTGGTTACAATTGTGGCAAATCAAAACTGGTCTTATTGAATCAGAAGATTTATCTGACAATCTAGCAGTGCAGCTTGGTGTTCATACTGAAGACTTCAATCTGCAATGGTTTGAGAAAAGCTTTGACTGTGTACTATCATGCCATCAATCAGAATTTAAAGATGAAATTGGTATTGTTTCTGTCAAAGGTACTGTTGATGCTATGTGGAATAACTTGAGTTACAGTGCAATCATTGAGGCTAAACATACCAATGCATTTAACAGCATGAATGATATGGTAAAAAAATACATGCCACAGATGCAATTATACATGCATATGTCTGGTGTATCAGAGTGCTATCTCTCAGTAATTTTTGGTAACAGCAAATGGGAAGCGGTGTGTATTAGCTATGATAAAGAGTATTTCAATTCAATGTGGGCGGTGGTGTCAGACTTCTGGGGTTACGTTCTTCGCAATGAGGAGCCGATTGGTGTCGATACGCCCTCGCTCTCGATTGACAAAATCCCGTTGGACGAAATGGTTGCACGTGACGCAACATACGACAACAGGTTTATCGACGCAGCCGTTACTTACATTAATAAAGAATCCGATCACAAACAATTTGAAACAGCAAAGAAAAACTTGAAGGATATGATTGCAGAAAACGAGCGTGAGGTTTACTGTGATCAACTATCAGTAAAGCGCGACAAGCGCGGTAGCTTACGCATAACAAAGAGGAATGTAAAATGACTAAAAATATTATTGGCTTGTTAATCAAAGCAAGATCAGAAATACAACCACCAAAGAAAGAGGGTACTAACCCACATTTCCGCAGCCGCTATGTTACTCTTGAAGGGTGCATAGAAGCTGTTACTCAGCCACTTGCTAACAATGGTTTCTTTCTGAGTCAGCAAGTCGGATCAAATGAACTGGGAACATTTGTTGCAACTGCAATTTATCATCAAGATTTTCCTGATTGGTCAATGGAATCTAGCGTCCCACTTGTATTAGCTAAGAATGATATGCAAGGTCTTGGCAGTGCAGTTACATACGCAAGACGCTATGGGATTATGTCATTACTTAATCTTCCATCCGAAGATGATGATGCTAATCAATCTACTACACAAACAAATTCGTTGGCTGACACGGCAAGTGAGAAGACCAAAAGTCGAACGCAGACGTGGCATAAGTCGGCATCATAATTCTTGAGGATGCGGATAACTTTACAGCTTTTGACAATCCGTTTTTCTACACTAAAGGGCGGTGGTGTCCTCAAGAACCGCCCACTTAATTTAAGATAAAGGAGCCAGAAGCATGGCAGAATATGACGATACTAATAAGGGCGCAGCATTTGCACCGTTCGATGATATGGAACTATTACTTCAAGGTAATGTAGACAATGGTGGGCGCAGTACAAAACTCGCAGTCATTCGTAGAACTTCACGTGAAGGTAAGGAAATCATGGAAGTGTATGAAAAGATTGGCGCTATATTTCCAAATGATAATGATAAAGATGGTGCACCAGATTACACTGGGTCAATATATAAAACAGATGATAAGCAATCACCTTGGACTGATCCCAAGCACAACAAACGATTAGCAGGTTGGCGCAAGATTAAAGGGGATAAACCATACATGTCGTTTGCAATATCTGATCCACAAAATAAAGCACCGTTTTAGATTGCACACTATTGGACAGTATAAGATAATAGAGACACAGCAAAAGTTTACTTCCTCTTTATGTTGTGTAACTAGGCAAGCCTTCGGGCTTGCTTTTTTTATTTAGAGGCAGCTATGAAACTAAATCAAATTCAAGAAGAGATGTTAAAGTACTTGCGTACACAAGTTGATCGGTTGCAAGATGAACGTTATCAACCTGATGCAAGACCAAGCATCATTAATGAATTAAAGCTAGCACAACAAGAACTAAAAGACTTTACAACAAAACTTAGAAAAGAGGGGTACAATATCTAATGATTGAGACTGTAGAATTAACTGTTGATAGCTTTGTCAAAGCGTTTGGAAGAGCGCCATCCGAAAAAGAAATAGGGATGATGATGAATATCAAAGCAACAAAACAAGAAAAACAAATTAATACTGGGCGCAGTGGCAACACAATGCAACGCAGTAAAATAAGTCAAATGAACACAATGGGCAGAGGAGGACGTAAAAGAAATAAAAAAGTAAAGGTATCAGCAAAAGCATTTACAATAAATAAAATGCTTACAAAGTATTCTTTATTACCAGAAGATATTGCAGATATTTTAGGAGATGATTTAACAACAGTTAATAACTGTATAGCAAGATTCAGATTGCCCAGAGAAGAATGTGTCGTGGGGTAGCAATTGAGGAAACTACCCCAAAACAATAATAAATAAAAACAAAAGGAAGGTAAACCTATGATTAAGTATTGGACATTTATGATTTTAAGTTTTTGTATTAACGGAGAAACAATAGAATATCCGTTAATGTTCCCAAGCTATGATGCCTGTAGCGAAAACAAAGCAAAGATTAGAAATACATTTGTTCCTTATGCAACGCACAAAAACGTGCATGTGTATTGCAAAGGAACACAAGTTGCTTCTAATGAATTAGTTAAACCAATGAAAAGACCTTAATAATATCGTAAGCTATGAGTGCCGAGCATTTTTCGTTCAAACTCCTGCTCAAACCATAGCAGTCTGGGTTTTATTTTTACGGATGAAATGACCAGATACTAAGGGGGTAGTGAGGTGCCCCCTTTTTTATACAATAGACAAGGCCAACTCTAGCGTTTCTTTGTTGCGCCTTGT